ATCAGCTCATCAGAGGATTAGGAATGGGCGATAACTTAAGTCTTTCAGTCATCATTAAAAACTTATCCAGTTACATGTAGAGCTGGTCTTGGTTTACCCAAATTTGGTAGCGGGCTGTGGCTCGGGTAATTATTCCCCACAATTAAGACGCATATCAGATATATCCCGATTCCGCTGTCACCCTATTCAGGAGAGAAGCGCTTATGATTTCAGACGCTTTACGTTAGTGCTCTTGTTAACTAACAACTCATCAATTTATATAATAATTATACACGATTTAGATCGCATATTCAAGTAAGAAATTAGACACTCGTTGCAATCAGACTACTCACAAAACAGACTATTGATAAGTTGAGAGGTTGAGGTGAGATTCATTTGCAGACGGACACCACATTGCTATGGTATTCATTAAGCCCTTCCCGACTGTCTAAGATATTATTATACAGTATTTGGGGTTGAGGATCAAGAGTAAATTTCTTGACCCTCAACTGAGTCAATCAACGCAAGTTTGCGAGGATTGCTTCCAACACTTCGTGATTGGCTTTTTCGAGGCTATCAAAAGTTTCTGGAGCTACACCAACTCGGTTGGCAATGCGATCAACCAACTCAGCTTTCTTAACACGGGCTACGCCAGAGGTCTTTGACTTGGCATGGTAAACGCCCTCACGAGAGAGTTTTGCCACGATTGACCGAGTGGTCTTGCCAAACATTTCAGCCAAGCTTTCCACGCTTACGCCGTCGTTGTATTTGGCTACGAGCTGAGCAGTTTGCTCAGGTGTGTAATTTACGGTTTTGTCAGTCATCATATGTCCTTTCAAATGGTTTCTGCGCTGTTAAAGATATAATTATACGGGATTTGAGTATTATGCACAAGTGAGAATTTCTTCGGGTATGTCCATATCTTCAAGAATTTTGGACAGCTCTTGGTCTTGAAATTCCTCAAACCATAGCTGCTGATCCAATTGGAAAAATTCACGGTCTGTCATGTCTTGTCCTTTCTTGATTTCATAAAGAAATTATAAAACTTTTTGAGATTTTGGCCAAGTGTGTATTTTTGGACGTGTGCTGGCCTGATCTGAAAAAGCACTTGACAAGTATTGCTTGGCCGTGGTATAATGGGCGCATGATGGGTTCGCAACATAACGTCTAAGGTTTTCCACTTGACTTAGTTTTGCACTCACTTTCGCACTGGCGCACGCATGCACCAAGTTTTTGCACTCATCAAGGTTTTCCACTGGCGCAACGTGCATACTGCACGTTGGTGAGTACTCACTTCGGTTTTTTAAGTTAGCGGGTACTCACTAACTTAAAGTTGGCACGGAAGTTGCTATTAGCAAGAATCGTGCCAGCCCCACTGGCGCAAGAATCGTGCCAGGTTGCGTAAAAACAACATAGGGGTAAACACCTATTGACACAGGTCAAAATTATATGCTATAATTTTGGCGCCCGCGAAGTGAGTGCTCACTTCGCTAAGAGATAATAAAAAGCCGATTATAAATAATCGGCTTATAATCATTATCTGATTATATTGGCTTTGAATTAGCCAATGCTTCGAAAATCACTTTTAAAGCATTTTTATTTGCTTTAGTTAATGATTCAATATCATTTTCGGGTAATCGCAAAATCGCCCCAATAGCGTCAGCGTGAATATCTTTTTTAACTGGAGTTTCTCCAGTTTTAGATTTATATTCTTTTTTAATATAAACCTTTTCACGAGATAATTTAGCGACAATACTCCGAACAGTTTTACCGAGATTATCTGCGATAATCTCAACTGATTTACCCGCTTGATAATCAGCTATAATCTGAGCAGTTTGCTCAGGGGTATAATTAACGTTTTTCATTTATTTTCTCCTTTAAAATGAATTATATAAACCAAGAATATTAGCCAAAAAGAATGTACCATTAAGAACCATTAATGATTTATCTTTTCGATAATATCCAACTATTAACCAAGATAATGATCCGATAATAAAGAAACAATATCCCAAAAAGAATAATTGACTGGCAACAATAAATGCGCCAATAATACTGGATATAGTCCCAATCCATGAAACTATATTAAGTAATTGAGTAATATTAAAAATCATCGTGTAATTTCCATTGAGTGATATTTATCGGGAGATAATCCATATTGCAACATTAACATTTTCCAATTATTACCATGACCGCATTTTGCTTCTGATAATCCAAATAGATTATAATCGGCTTGGTGGATTATCTCATGCGGTAATATAACCTTAGTCATATTATTAGCATAATCGGGAGAATATACAAAAAATTTATAACCTAATTCGATTATATTAGATTCTTGGTGACATAATCCAGCATTACGCCATAATCTACCATTTAATTCTATAATCGGTGGATTATAGCGAGTTAATCGGGGATATAATTCGCAAAGATTATCCCAAATAATCAAGGTCTGATTATTTAAAATATTAATTAGCTTTTTTCTGTCCATTGCCACATTATACACAATCTGTCACCCTTTGCAAACTATTTTTGAATACACAAGTACACATTCGCCAAAATACAACATAGGGGTTTATCCCTATTGACACGGGCTCCAAAATTATGTTATAATTTTGGCGCAAAATTGAATACCTGAGTATTCAATTTTTATGGGAAACAAAAGTATTCATTTTGATTTTATTTTATAATAAATAATAACCGATAAAAAGATTACATTTGCAGTATAATTAAATAGTAATGGTAAATCCATTTTAGGGAATACATATATTATTGTCATTATCTCGCCAATAAACCACATTGAGATAAATCCCCAAGTTAATCCCTCAGAGGATTTTGTTTTATATGATTCTATTGCTTGCGGTAATCCGCAAAATGCTAATAATATAGAACCAATCCAGCCAATATTTTCTATCATAATATTAAATCCCTTGTTAAGTAGTTATTATAACACATTTCATAATGGTCGTCAATATCATATCTTTTACTAGTATAAAGAAATAATATTAATAAGATAATCCATAAAAGTTTATTATTAGTTAATGTCATTTGATTATGCCTTGAAATTATCTCTGACTTGAAATTTATTCCAGTCATAAGGAATAATATTATCTTGCCAATTACGCTTTTTTAGAATATGGGTTAAAATAGGTAATTCAAAATCTCGGGCATCTTCTAATGCAGTATGCGGTTCAATAATAAAATTATTATTAATATATCCGCAAACCATTTCCGCATTAGTTTTAAATGTCATATTACCATGTTTAGTAACATTATTAAAACCATGATTATCTAAACAAAACTGTTTATATTTTTTGGTTTTGCAGATATTACCAACAGAGGCTTGCCATAAACAAAACTTCTGATTAAAACCTGATAAATCAATACCAGTATTTGAGCATTTATTTAAATCAAAAGCGAGATTATATGCGGTTAATGAGGGATTATATTTGCCGATTGCCTGATTAATCCATTTATTAATGGCATTAACTGAGGCAATCATTCTAATGCCATTTTCTAACATGGCAATATAAGCCATTTTGCGTTTAGTTAATCCCTCATAACCCCAAATATCATTTGCTTTTTTATCATGGAATAATTCCATTGTATTATAGTGCCCATTAACTAAAACAGCGCATTGATTATAAATGCGACCTTCACGATCACAAATAACCATTGCAAAATCAGCGACAGTATCGCCCATTGTGGTTTCTGTGTCTAGAATACAAAAGTATTGCTTTTTTGCCATGTGTGCTTTCAGTTGGTAGACCTGCATCTTACCACAAAATTTAAAAAATGTATGTTGTATTTTAATCACACACAAAAAATAAGTTATTAAAAAAACCTTGACACGCCCCAATTTTATGTGATAAAATTGGCGCAAAATTGAATACCTGAGTATTCAATTTTTTCTGCAAACCTGAGTATTCAATTTATTTTGCGAGTCAAAATATCTAAAATTTGTCCTAATGGTAAATGCATTATGTCCGATATATCGTAAAGATTATAGCCTTCTGCTAAAAAATCTCTTATTAGAGTATCGGCATAATCTATATTAATGCCCTTGTTTACTTGGTACATATACACCCCTTATATTGAAACGATCACAAACTGCTTTTAAATAAGTTACATTATCCTCATAAAATGTAAATTCAGCATCTTTAAATGTAATTAAATTAAAGAATTTAGCTAAACCATTAATTTTTAATGTAGCACCTGAGATATTAGAATTCTCAGGTCTTGAAATAATATAATCAGGTTCACCCAATACCGAATTAATAAATGTATAATCAGGGGTATTAAGAACACGGGCAGTAGCAATAATGACATAACACGATTCATCTTTTAAATCCTTTTTATATTGTTCTGCTAATGGCAAAAGAGAATCATTCAAGGCTAAATCTTGATTTTCTCTCCAATAATTTAAATCTATTCTCTCGCCATTTTCATCTACAATAGTGCGATACCTATGCAAAGAACAAACGATTGTCCCATCCATATCATAAATAGAAACCTTTTTAATTTTAGCCATTTTGTAAACCTTTTCTGTTAATGTCCCCATTATACACAAAAAACCGCTCAAAAACCATGTGTGCAAAAATACAACATAGGGGAAAACACCTATTGACACCCGCTCAATTATACTAGTATAATTGGCGCAAAATTGAATACCCGAGTATTCAATTTTTTCTGCAAACCTGAGTATTCAAAATGAAACAATATCTATATTGTAATAAGCCTTAAAATAATTTCGCCATTGGGTGAAACCTGATTTTGTGTCGTGCGTTACATCCTTGTCATTTTCCATTTGCCATGCGTGAACATACTCATGCGCTAATGTTGAAAACAAATCTTTATCTGATTTTATTTCGCTAGTGGCAAGCCTAATTTTATGATTGTATTTCTTAGGGCTAATCTTTTCACCCTCATACAGTCCCATGCAAGAGTCGCCATCAAATCGGATAACCTTAGTTTTTGCAAAGTTAATCCGTGATTTTAGCTTAAACTCATTTTGTAGTATAAGCTGGAACAATCTTGTTTTATCTGATCTAATCATTAGTCAACCTGTATATCTGTAATTACATTATTTTTTACAATAAAGTACATTTCAACCAAACCCATGCTAACCCAAACGCAACCATTACCCTCACGGATAGCATAGGGTTTATTAGGGTATTTTTTAGCTAAGTAGCTTTCAACAATTTTAAAATTTTTCATAGGTCTATTATATCAGATAAAACAAGATAGGGGCAAAGCCCCTATTGGCTACAAGGTCTTTTCAGCCTTGATAAAATCGGCAATTTTAGCAAGTGCTACCTTGTTTGCCTTAGTGAGTGATTCTGTATCAGCTTCGGTTAAGCCTAACATCTCGCCAATGAAATCAGCGTGAACATCTTTTTTAATTGGTGTTTCGCCTGATTTCGTTTTGTATGCTTTAGCAACATAAACCTTTTCACGTGATAGCTTCGCAACAACTGAGCGAACAGTTTTGCCTAATGCTTCAGCGATAGCGTCAACTGTCATACCGCCTTCGTAGTCGGCAACCATGCGAGCAGTTTGCTCAGGGGTATAATTTACTGTTTTCATTTTCTCTCCTTAAAAATATATTATAACATCAGGGTTTCATCATTGCAAGCCATATCCACAATGGTGAAAAGGTTATTGCAACAAACAAGCAAGCTTGTAAAAATTCTGTTATGAATTTCATTTCATAGCCTCACATTCAGCAGAGTAAGCCAAAGCATTTTGTGCGTTAACCAATTCAGCATAAGCCTCTTTAGTTTTAGATTCATAGTAAGCAACCAATTTTTCAGCGTATGCTAAGGCGAGGGTTTGTGTGTTAGTCATAGTGTTCCTTGTCATCATGTATTCTATTATACACGAATAACCTAAAATAAATCAAGTGTGTTGAAATACAACATAGGTGTTTATCCCTATTGACTAGGGGCGGTTATTAGACTATAATTTTACCCACGTCTAGGGGCCCTCCCACACGGCCTATCTAAGGGAAATTTCCAAACACCCTAAGGTGCCAAAATCCACACTTGCCACCAACCCCCTAAACTGGTATAATCAACACAAAAGGATACCTCTATGACAACTCACCTGCCTGCAGAAACCGTACGAATCAGCCCCGAAGCACTGGAAGTAGCAAATGCCTACCTCCAGCTTAATGACGCCCGTGCAGTCGCCCAAGAACTAGACTTAGACCCTGAAGTGGTAACAAATCTCCTAGCTCGCCGTGAGGTCAAAACCTATATTGACAGCGTATTTTTCGATAGTGGATACAATAACCGTTTTCTTATGCGACGTGCCATGGATGCACTAATCAAACAAAAGTTTTCGGAACTTGAGGAATCACAAACTGGGTCGACCAAGGATATTGCTGAGCTCTTACAAATGTCACACAAAATGTCAATGGATTTACTAGACCGCGAGATTGCTCTAGAAAAAGCACGCATGACAACCGCACCGCAAAAGCAGGTAAATGTGCAAATCAATGAAGGTTTAGACGGATCAAAGTATTCACAACTGGTCCAACGATTAATTACTGGAGAAGGCGTTTAATGTTAGAAACAATTTGTGAAGTAATGACGGACGCTTACAAGCGCAACTGGATTACTAGTCGTGACGGTAATGCATCAATACGTCATCAAGATCGTGACCACTTTTATGTTACACCTACGGGCGTGCGTAAACAAACACTGCAACCAGACCAATTTAAAAAGATGGGTCTTAGATCCAGTGGTTATGGTTTGTATGCAACACCACTAAACTACACAGACATTAGTCATAACCTAAAGCCTTCAGGCGAGTTGCCCATGCACTTTGGACTTCAGCAAAAGATCAATACTGAAGTCCGAGTAATCTTACACTTTCACCCAACATATACCGTAGCTGCAATGTATACAGGTATTCAACTACCTGATTTACTAAAAGAGTTCCCAGAACTCAGCAGATATACGAATGTAGCGCCCAATGTGCCCATGATACCGCCTCTATCGCAAGAACTAGCAGATGCTTGTATTAATGCACTAGGCTATAACAAAACTACTGGTAACATTGACTACAACATAGTAGGAATGGACCGTCATGGCGTTGTTGCGGTTGATACAACACCTTGGCGTGCTTACGAGCATATCGAGCGCCTAGAACATATTTGCAAGATTGTGCTTGCATCGGGAAAATACTAATGCTAGTTGTCTCACGACCCGAAGTTAATGTAGACGCTGTACAAGAGTTCGACCCTCAACAGCGGTTTATTAAGCTACCCATCACAAACTATCTCAAGCTGCTTAATGTCTGGGATACAATCAATCGCCCACAAATTGCCCTAATCAACGCAGTTAATGATCCCAAGTACCGTTTTATCTGTGCTGCACTGGCCCGTCGTTTAGGTAAAACTTATATAGCCAATATTATTGGTCAGTTAGTAACACTGGTCCCAGGATCAAATGTACTGATAATTTCCCCTAACTATAACCTTTCAAGTATCTCATTTGAACTCCAACGCAAACTCATCAAGCATTTCGACCTCGAAGTCGCACGTGATAACCTCAAAGACAAAATTATCGAGTTATCAAATGGCAGTACCATTCGTATGGGTTCTCTTGGTACCGTTGATAGTACTGTTGGTCGATCATATGACCTAATCATATTTGACGAGGCTGCACTAGGTGAAGGCGGCGAGGCCGCCTTTAATGTTGCACTACGTCCAACACTTGACAAGCCACAAGCCAAGGCTATTTTTATAAGCACACCTCGCGGTCGTAACAACTGGTTCAGTCAATTTTATCAACGCGGGTTT